CTGCAATACTTTTAGGTTCTGCTGAATCTGCATATATGATTTCTTTTGCTTGGTGTGTTTTAAGTAAGTTGCTTATCTGACTATTTAGTAATCCTCTTTGGTAGATGACCTCATCAAATATATAAGCATTGTTGTATTTGTAAAGTGCTATTAAAGTAGAAGGGTCGTTAGTGTATCCAAAATCCATTCCATAACAAAGTAGTCTTGCTTCGTCTGGTAAGTCAATAGGTTTCCAGTCTTTTATACAAGCACCTTCTAAACTTCCTATCTCTCCTAGTCCATATACATTCCACCAGTTATTCCAATATGTAGATGACTTTGCTTTTTCTTTAGCTTTCTCTATGTCGTTTATAATTGTGTCTGGTAATGCTTCGTTGTCTAAATACGTTAGCTTAATAAAGTCTGCATCATCTTTGCCTTGTAGTTCTGTATGTGCCCAGAATGATGAGGTAGGGTTAAAGTCAATCCATATCTCTCCAGATGTTCTTATTGCTAATTGGTTGTATGCTTCGTAAGGTATGTTGTTAGCTTCGTTTACATATAGTGTGTGTCTTCTTGCTCCTCTTAACTTATCTGCTGATTCAACACTAAAGAACTCTATGTAACTTCCGTTTGCAAACTTATACTTAAGCATTGACTTATTATATTGCATATCATTATAACGATTGGTCATCATCATAATCTTTAGGAAGTCTTTTAAAGCACCTCTACGCAAATGTGGTATAGATTCACTAACTACGCTTATTTCTACGTTAGGAGTTCTTATAGCCCTATCTATGAGGATAGGTAGTATACCAAACGTTTTACCAGCAGATGTTCCACCTTGAACTATCTTTTTACGTTTCTTAAGTTTAAGAAGTTTTTTAATTGCAGTTGTTACTACAAACATTAATCAACAATATTAAATAAAGGTTGTTCAGTATTTAGTGTGATGTCTTTTGTTTCTCTTGGTTTGCCAGCATAATAGTGATAGAACATTTGTATAAACTTAAACTCTCCAGATTCTATTCCTTTTTTTAGAGCTGCATAAGCTTGAGGTTCTAATGGTGTAAGTCTTTCAATTAACTTTACCTCCTCTGCTTTAGGCTTTCTACCAGCAGTTGTATGTCCTCCGTTGTTTTTTCTTTTATCCATAATTAAAAAAGATTATTATTAATTATTTTTTATATAACGAAATATCTTTGTTTTTGTTATACTCCACAATATCCAGAATCACAATCTTTAAAGTCATCTTCGAACAATTCAGTTTGAACATTCCAAGATTTTATATCCTTATATTTTATTTTATCTTTTCCATTTCTCCAACAATCGTCTGGGTGTTTAACTCCTTCTTTAGATATAAACCAATTCATTTTATTTGGATGCCAATCAAATCTTTTTCTTGTTAATATTAAATTTTGATGAAAGCAACCAACACAATTATTTATTTTTGCAAATCTAACATCTTTGTCATTCCAATATTCCTCTATGTTGTCTTTATATATATTATCTTTTATTAATGGAAATGTTGGTTTTTGCCATTCTATGATTCCCCATTTATTTTGTGTCTTTCTTTTTCCAACAATTGCTTTCATTTCTAAAAGTCCTTTGTCGTTTGTTTTTTCAAGTGTTGTGTTTGCTCTCCTTTGTTCATTAGCTCTAAAGCCTATTCTAAATTCTGCTGGTTTGTTTATTGTTTGTTGCCACCAATTAAATATTGGTTTTAATTTCATATCAGTTGTACAATATCTTCGAGTAACATTAGGTAGTGTTCCTCCTCCTTTTTTAACTACATAATCAAAAGTGTTTCCAGTAACCCAATCTATTTTTTGACCGATGTATTGTTCTAAATCTAACATAGTATAAATAATCATATCATCTTCTAATGTGCCTATAAAATCAGTTCCTAATCTATCGCTAACTTGTTGTCTTATTTTGGAATCTGGAAATAAACAACTTTTGTCTTCTGTTCTTACTAATGCAAATACATTATAATCTGCTGGGTAATTTGCAGCTATATAACTTGAAGTCTTACCACCACTTAAAGAGTTTACTGTTTTCATTTGTTTATTCTTCAAATTCTTTTAATCTATTAATAACTCTTTTTATTCTATATTCTGCTACTGGGAATTGTTCTTCTGGTATCTCTTGTATTGTTTCTAATATAGGTCTTAACTTTGGGTCTATTTTTATTTTTTTTAAAAACTTAAATCTTGTTTCTAGTTTTCTATGTTCTTCTTGTAGTGTTTTTAGTTTTTGGTGTTTAGGTATGTATTCTTCTGTTGCTATTATTCTATTGTATATTTCCATATATTTAGGATTATACATTTCAAATGCTGGGAATATGTTGTTTATGCTGTGTAATACTGATGCGTGGTCTTTGTTTAGTGTTTCTCCTATTTTCTTTAGTGATAGGTTTGTTCTGTCTTTACATATCTTAAAGTATATAGCTCTTCCATAGACTATGTCTCTTTTTCTGGAGTCTACATTTATTCTATATCCTAATTCTCCTTCTACTAACTCTTTAATCTCTTTCGTTGTCATCTATTATATTTTTTATTAATTGTGTAAATTCTATTTGTTCTATTGCTAATTTAATTCCTTCACATTCCAAGTACATTTCTTTGTCTTCATAGTCGTATAAGATAATTCTTAATTCGTCTAATTCAGTTCCTTTCTCGTAGTCGTATAATGTGATGTAGTAAAATTGATATATTATATCATTCTTGAGTCCTTGTGTTTCGTACATATTCAATCTCTCTTTCAAGATAGTCTTTAGCTTTTAGTAAATCCATTAGTTCGTGATTCTTCTTGTCTGCTCTGCTTATGTACTTTATTATGTTTCCTCTATTAAAGTTTAAGTTGTAGTCTTTAATAAAGTCTATAACATCATATCCTTTTCCGTTTTCATAGTGTGGTTGACTTGCTCTCATTTATTTTTTTTAATTCGTTTTTATATGCTTCTGCTGCTTTTTTTTCGTCTGTAAAATATCCAAGATGTTTAGCTTTTCCATATAAACTTATAGCTCCTTGCCATTTGCCTTGTCTTTTGTTCCAACAAACCCCAGTATATTTTGATGTGCCTCCTTTTATATCTTTTATTGTATTTTCTCTATTTGAAATTAATTGTAGATTATAAAGTTTATCATTTTGTTTGTTATTATCTATATGGTCAACAACTATTTTATGACCACAAGGTTTATGATTTAAAAATGCTATTGCTACTAATTGATGAATTTTACTATTTGGAAAACATCGACCATTTTTACACAAATTAACTCTATATCTTCCATTTGTATTTAAGCTTTTGCAAAGCATCTTAATGATTCCTTTTTTACGATAATTTAAGCTTTTAACATTACCTAAATTACTAACTTGATATATTCCCTCAAACTCTGGTATATCTTTCCAAACTTCTATTCCTATTCTACTCAATACTTTTGCTATCATTCTGTTCTTAATTTAAGTAAGTTATAGCATTGTATGTATTTTAATTTTGCTTTTGATTTATATATTGTTTTAAATAACTCGTATGTCTTTTTAGTAAATTGGTAGTGTGTGTTGCAATCTTTAAACAATTTCTTTGCATATGCCTTTCCATATCCCTTACAGTAGTTTACATTGTCTGCACTATCTCCTACTATCATTTGCTCGTAGAAGTTATATAAAGCATCGTAAGGACTTATATCTATTATCTCTTGGTGTTTGTAGTGATAGTTATACATAAGGCAAGGTAGTTGCTTATAATCCTTGTCAAGCGATACTATTATTACGTTGTTGTGTCCTAATTCGTCTGTTAGTGTTTTCCAATACGTTGCAACCAAATCATCTGTCTCTACACCATAAGAACTTTTTGTGCTATATATCTCTTGGATATGTTCGTGCATCTCAAATAGTAATTTAGGATGTTCTTGTTTCTTTCTGTTTGCTTTGTAGTTTGGGTCTAGTAGTTTTCTAAAATTACCTTTGCTATTGTTAAAAGTAATTACTCTTTCTATTTGGTAGGTTTCTTCTAGTCTATTTACAATTGACATAAATATCTCATCAAACTTTCCTATAGCTTCATCTAGTATGTCATCAACACCACAGCAAGAAGAATACACTAAACTGTCTGCATCAAATAAAACTACCATTGTTCTTCAATTATTTCTATAGCTTGATTCTCTAACTCATCAATTACTTCTTGTTCTAATATGTCTATAATGTCTTGTCCTCCACATAACACTTTAAAACAATTAAAATCACTACTGAAATCTGGATACATATAACTTCCATCTTGTCCTTTTTGATATTCTCCTACAACAACTAATGCTATGTTATCATATTCTACTGTTATTTCTTTTTTCATTTTGTTTTGTTTTAAGCAAATATAAACAATTTTGTTAATATATACTAGTCTTCTTTGTAATCTTTAGTTGCTTTAGTTAGAAATTTATCTATCACATCAATTTTTTTTGAGTGCTTTTCTATTGCTACATATAAAGTTGCTACTGTTGATTCTAGTATTTTAAACCTTTCTTTAGTTGTGTATTTTTTATTTTTCATAAATCTTTAATATTGTTTAATTGATTGTTTTTTATTTCTAAAGTAGGTGCTTTTAATTTAAACGTAGACCCATCTGTTCTTTGTCTTGTTTGACCTTTTATGAATAACTCTCCTTTAGATTTTAATTCTTTTTTAGTAACCCAACCACATATAGTGAGTTTATTAGTTTTTTTATTCAAAGAACAAAATACATATCCATCACATTCATAATTTAATTGATAACAAATAAAATTGTTTACATAATAATCTTTTGGGTCTACATTTCTACCCATTGTCTTTACATCAAATTTTTTACCTTTATAAATAAAATCATATCCACCATCAAAACCATTAGAATACTTATGCTCTATATTCAAATATTGCTTAACTAAAATTTCTCCTAATAACCCAACAAATTGTTCTTCTTTACTTCCATTGGCTTCAGACCTATTACCTATATTGTTTTCTTTTAGAAAACTCCAAACTTCTTTTTTTAATTTGCTATCAACGTCAAATATCATAATTCCATTAGTTCGTTTATTACTGTATGCCCTCCTAACACTACTGCACAAGCAATAGCTGGTTTTTTTCCTCTTTTAGCATATGCCATCGCATAAGCAGTTGCATCTATTCCACAACCTATTTGTGAGCCAAACACTTTAAAGTTTTGACCTACATACCATTCTGTGTAACACTGTGTATGTAAGTGTCCTTGTATTGTACTTTGCATATCAGCTCTACATTTCGTTCTTGCAGTGCCAGCTTCTCCGTGTATATACTGCACCCCATCAATTACAACTCTATCAACAAACTTCCATTGTGGTACTTCTAGTACATCTTTGTAAGCTTTTATCCATTTCTTTGGTACTGCACTTGTTTGTGCTTTACGCATTATAAGTCTATCGTGATTTCCTATTGTTACGTGTGCTTTAGGAAAAGCATTGTACCAGTTAGCTATTTTACTTATTGCTAATTCTAACTCTTGACCACCACCAAGTCCGTCAGCATCTGATTCGTGATAACTACTATAGTGATTGTCAATTACATCTCCTATAAACACAACTCTATTACAATTGTATTTAGCATAGGTTTCTTGACAATGTTCTAAATATCCATCTAAACAAAATGGCTCGTGTAAGTCTCCTATAACAAGTACTCTTGTTTCTTTCTTGGTTATATTCTCGTAAGCTGCTTTTTTGTTTCCGTTGATACGTGGTCTAATTTCCATAAGTTTTATATAAAGAGTTTAATTCATTAGTTATAGTTCTTATACAACTCCCACAAGATGTCATTACTTTTTTATCATTAAATACTCTGTTGTATATTTTTAATAAT